TGATTAAATTTGTTCATTTTTTCTACAGATTCTCTAATATAATTAAGCTCACTAACAGAAAAATTATTAATTTCATTTGTAGATATTATAGCTTCCATTTACAATAATACATAAATTGTTTTTAAATAATAAAAATAATAAAAATAATAAATATACCAATACACAAAAAAATCAATATATGTTATGAACAAGGTTTTATATGTAATTTTATATAGAATCGCACATTATTTCTAATCTTCTATAACTATGCGTGGCTTAGATTGTTCTTTTAATTTAGTATTGAATTCTTTTTCAACTTTTGGTTTAATAATTTCACCAATAATTGAAATATATTTATCATTCAATTCAAAACGTTGTCCAATAACTCTTACATTAAATTTATCACCTTCTTGAACTTCTGAGAAGTATGTATTGTTATAATGATGGTCCTTAGCTATAAACACAACAATAGGAGACGGAAATTCATTTGCGCTTTCAGCTTTAATACCAGCTTTTGTTATATTTTTAGCGACACAAGCTATAAGCATACCTTCAACAGGAAAACAAATCTCACATTCAAATACTACTTCAAATGATATAGAGTTCCCTCTAACAACTAACCCACTAGAGTATGTAACAATCTTGGAAGAATTAGGTTTTATAAAACCTTCTACAACACACTTGCCCTCAAATATATCCTTTATATTTTCTTCTATTGTTTCTTTTATATTTTTTCCAATAGACGTGATAGGTAAAATAATATTTCTAGTTATCAAACATCTTGAATATATTGTTTGTATTGTAGGAGCTCTTCGTTTATTTTTTTGTTGAGGTTGTTTGTCTGTGATTTCCATTGTTATACTGTATATACATATTATCTTTTATTTATGTTTCTTTCAATTTTATTTAATATAAAATATAATTTTATTAATTATTAACAGTATAAAGTTTATAGTATATAGCCATTTCAGGTGTCAAAAACCATTTTTTATTATTCTTCTTAATTGTATCAAAATACCTCAAAATAAATTCTTGAAGAACACATAATTCTACAGTGCCAACAGCTTCTTTTATAATATTTCCATCTACGTCTTTTTGTAGTTTTGTAGATTCACTACTATATTTATTTTCTCCAATAATCTCATTTATTTTCTTCAATGTTTTTTCTTTACCAGCTTCATCACATCTTGCACCAGTGTCACGTTTTGATTTAATATCCTTTGTTTTGAATACTAAATATTTATTTTTTTTCTCGTATCCTATAAAACCAATTATTGTGTTAAAATCCTCTTCATTAAATGTAAGCATTTGTTTAGCTTCTTTTGAATTAGCTAACTCTTTTTGATCTTCTGGTTCAGATTCTATCCATTTATTTTTATTATTTAATATCATTATCATTCTTTTGTTAAGTTTATATAAAATTATAGCGCTTAGGGTTTTTGTTTTAATAATTCTTTTTTCAAAATACTCTTTCGCAAACCATTCAAATGACCCATTATTTATATTATCTAAAAAATATAGGTAGTTCATTAATTCTAATTTTTCTTCATATAATAATAACTCAATCAGATGAGATACTAAAAATTCTATTAAATATTTACTAGATTCTGGAAACTCTATCGACATTTTTTTCATTACAATACCGCAATGTTTATACCAATTATCGTCTCCTCTAGGAACCTTATTCTGTTTAGTAAAATTATGACAAATATCAAAATTCACCTTCATTTCATCTAAAATTCTTTTACCTTCTGTTGTGTGAATTTCTTCTTCTACAATTATGTTTCCAATATTTCTACTATCAAGAACAGGCGTAACCATATTTTTTTTAATTTCAAAATTAATCATATCATGTTTGTAATCAATTGGAACTGACCTATCAAACATGGAAACATTATGGTCTTTTAGTTCAAGTGGTTGAAATAAATAGTATTCTCCAATATTAATAAGCCTGCCATTTCTACCATATTTGTCTGTAATAAATTCGCTATTATCTTCAATTAACTGCGTCAAAGCAGAATATATCTGAATATACGGATATTCTTTTGGTGTTCGGATTAATTTAAGTAATACATCTTTTTTGTAAAAATAACTCTCTTTCATAAGCATTCTGATTCGTTGTAATATTTTCTCTGAATTCATCATAATAAAGTTTTCACTATAAGTATCCTCATTTAAATTATTTTCATCAATCTTTTTATCAGGTCTACATGAATAATTACAAGTAGCCATATAATCACATGCGGGTGAAAATGGTGCGTCTCCTACTTTGAATTCATTTAATATTAATCCACTAGACAGCTCTTGAGTAATAGGTTCTTTCAAATTTGCTGACATAATTTCTTGTGTAAAATTAGTTTGGTCGTGATTTATTATACAATCAACTGCGGATTCTTTTAATACACGACTAACATTGCCTATTTGAACCGCTTTGTATTCCGCAACACGATATACATATAAATCAGCAGCTTCTTCGTTGTTGTCATCCAAAATTGTGCCATACATAAAAATTTCAACATTTCTCTTTTCAAATGGTAAGTCCTTGTGTGAAAAATTGCGCACAGCACGTCCAATGATTTGTTCTGGGCGATTCATATTGTACCAAGGTTCTAAAATGTGAACCTGACGAATAAATTTTAAATCGATGCCTTCGGAACCAGCTTTAGAAATCAATACAACTTTTATTTTATGACCTTCTTTATTATTTTCATTTGTTAATCCTTTAACTTCAAAATCATTATTTGGTGATAATCTGGGGTCTCCTGTAATCATTGAATAACGAGCAGGCATATAATTTTTTTTATCTTCTGGCGACTTCATTGTCCTAGCATCAACAACATCAGATGGTCTATTTTTAAATAAAGGTTTTACATTTTCACCATATCTTGTAAATCCCATTTCCTCCAAAGCAAGAGCCATAGGAATTAATCCGCTATCAATATATTGTGAATAAATTAATATAATACCCTCTCCTACCTTTTGATTTTTAGGATTTAATATGTTATCTAAAATAGATTTAATTTTAACGCTATATTTTCCAATAATTTCTTGAGAAAATATTCTACCATAATTATCAATCGTTGATTTTTTATATTCAAATTCTCCTTTTTGTGGAGGTGATTTTTCATCAACATAATTCATCATTCTCTCTAAACCAGCCTTACCAGTCAATTGATGTGGGTCAATTGACATACTATTGTCAATTTTAGATGAAGATGTTACACCGCCTTTTTTTGTCATAACAGAAGGGACTAATGTATTTGCGGAATCAACTAGTGTTTTTGTGGAATCAGCTAGTGTTTTGGTTACAGAAGGAACAAATGATTTTGCGGAATCAGCTAGTGTTTTGGTTACAGAAGGAACAAATGATTTTACGGAATCAGCTAGTGTTTTGGTTACAGATGATGCTTTTGTTACTATACCATTGTCAAATGAATTATTATCATTTACACTTTCACTTGAATTTTCAATAATTATGGATTTAGCTTTTATTTGTTTTAAAGGCAATACTTCTTTCTCTGATTCACTTTCTTCGTTTTCTTCACTTTCTTCACTTTCTTCGTTTTCATCTTCAAAAGTTAATTCAGAAAAATTTTCAGAAAGCTCTTCGGAAAAATGTTCAGAAGGTATTTCATCTAAAATAGATTTTAATCCTGGAACTGGATATGAAATAATTAAGGATTCTAATGGTGTCTGCAAAAGTGTATAACCGAACGATTCCATATTTTCAAAACTGGGCATATCTCTTACAACACCCTTCTTAGTAGTTACAGAAAATTTTTTATTCCTTAAATTGTAAATAATATATTTATAACAACAATATTGACATTTTCCACAGTTACCACAATTACCAATTTTATTTAAATATAAACTAAGGATTCTTTTCTTATCTTCATGTGGTATTTTTTTTAGATTCATTTGATATGATGGATATTTAATAGCAGGAAATGTATGTTCTTTTGCGAATTCGCTTGGATAAACTCTATACGGAAATGTATACGGGTTTTCACCTCTAACAAATGAAATATAGCCTGTAGCTTTTCTAATAAGTAATTCTTCGCCATTTTTCTTAAAATCGCCATTTTTATCAAATATATCTTTTGCTTCAATTCTACTACGCCTATCGTTTGTATTCATTAAATTAAGTAACCAAACTATTTCTTTATAACTATTATACATAGGTGTAGCAGAGAGAAGGAGAAATCTCAAATTTTCAGCAGATTTGACAAGCATTTCAAGATACATAGCGACTTTTTTATTTTCATTGTCGTCTGTTTTACGAATATTATGAACCTCGTCAATTACTATGAGTCTATTATTAAATTCATTACGTAAACGTTGAATTATTCTTTTATTTAAAGTTATTTTTAAATCTTTAAGAGATTGAATTTTATTTTTTTCACCAGGTTTTCTTTTATCTATTGTCTTACTCCTTTCAACTTCATCTGTGTAATTGAGTGTTTTGATAATATAGTTAGCAAATTGTCCATAACCTAAAAATATATAATAAGAGTTTATTAGATTTTTAATTTGGCTAACTACTTTTTCTTTTGATAATCCTTTCATATTCATAGGATTAATCTCTTTTAATAGTTTGTTTCCAGTACACGCTCTTACATTCCAAATGCCATCTACTTGTTTTAATTTTCTCTCATCAAATAGTTGTAATTTAAAATTATCTTGAACATTTTCAGAAGCAACAATAATTATTCTTTTAGTAATTCCCATCTGCTTCATATAGTCTCTCATTTCTTCACATACACCAATCGCGCTACACGTATTATGTGTTACAGTAAAATCTCCCATTATATATCTACAGTTACCACTTAATGTAAAACCATAATATTCATCTTCATTAACATATTCAACTTTAATTCCTGTTAGCAACGCATCCTTTGTCGGTTCAACAACAATTTTATGTTTTACAGTAGGAATGGTTTCAATACCTTCGCCACTAATATGTATTCTTACATAATTACAATCAATTTGGTTGACTGATTTATAACAAGCAAATCCTAAACTTCTAACTAAATAAATAACATCATTTATTAACATATCACAATTGTCTTCAAAATCTAAACTATTGTCGTTTGATAAATTAGTTCTGCTATCTAACAATCCAGCTAATAGTTTCAATCTATTCACTCTAGAATTGCATTTATAATTTAAAGGGATGTTTTTATTTTTATGTTGCGAATAGAAATTTATTCCTACCAAATACGGGTCAACAGGCAAATCTTTTTCAGGAAACTCTACAGGAACCTTATATCCTTTTAATATCTCTTTGTCAGGTTCAGATAATTTTAAATAATCTTTAATTGATATTTCAATAATATTTGAAACACTTGATTTTCTTAAACATAAAATATGTTCTTGATTTACTGTGTATTTGTCACCTTTAATTGGTATAACATCATACATCTTATCTTTACCTCTTGCTAATGATAATACAGTTCTTGGTGTTGAATCATCTCCCATTAATAAATCTCCAACTGTTATATTTTCTATTAATTTTATTGTTCCATCAAACATCATAATTGGTGTGCCTTTTGAGTGACATTTACCAGACCCTAATCCGTGATATAGTAACAAACTGCTATAAGGTGTCTGAAATGACATAAAGTTTTTAACAAATGCTTGATGTGGTTGTAATTCAAAATCAGCATTAGCTAATAAATCAGCTTGTTCTTTAATACTATCATGAATGGTTCCATCATATTTTGTATCATTAAATTCTTTTTTTGATGCGATTTTTACATTAAAATTTGTATCACTTAAGTTGGGATATAAATATGGTTCTGACTCAGGATGCTGAGATAAAAAATTACTTTCTAGTATTTCTCTTTTTAATAAAAAATTATTACATTCATTTGTATAAAAATTCTCATCGTTACAGTTAATTTTATTGAATTCTTTTTCTAAGTCTTTAACTATTAACGAACCATTAGATGATTCTGACGATGAAGAAGAAGGTACTGATGATATATCTTGTGATTTTGTATTATTACTTGATAATGTAGAAGATGATACTGTACTTGTGTCAGATTCTAATACAAAAGATTTCTTTTTTTCTAATGTATCTGTCATAATACTATATATTATGAATATAATCTATATTCTTCTAATACTTTATTAATATTTGTAATTAATTTTTTTTTCTCTAAATTATACGGTCTTATCGATTCTAAACATTCATCAATAGTCTTCCATTCTAATTTACTAACTTCAGATACTTGAAAATTATTCAATAAATTATAATTTTCATTCATATATGCCAAAAAATATTTGTTTTTATATGACTTATGATTTGTCCCTATAAATATCTCTTCAAATGGTAATACATTATCGATTATTACAATTTTATCAGAAGAAATCCCCGTTTCTTCTTCAAATTCTCTCAATGCGCACTCTAGGTCTTTTTCTTTGTGATTACGTCTTCCTTTGGGGAACTCCCATTCAGTTTCAGTCCATGATGTTTTACTTTTATCAATAATATCCTTTAATGTGATTATTTCATCGCTTATATTTATACCATTTCTAAGCAACATTAGTTTTTTTAATGATGACTGATACTCGACTTTGTATTGGGTGTTTAATGTTTCTTGCCACATATTATTCCATAAATCATCAAATGAATCTGAAATTATTCTTTCCTTTTCTACAATTGACATCTCATTTATAATGTTTTGAATTTGATATATATTATAGGGTGAATATTTACCTCTAATAAAGTCAATATATCCAAAACTATCTTTACGTCTTATCATAAGAAATTGTAATCCTTTTATGCTAGGTCTACAAACAATAATACCATAACTTGTAATTGGCAATTTACATTGATGAAATAAATGTCCTTGCTTACCGCAATTATTACAAAAAACGGTCGATGTATTTATATTTTTATTCATATTATCTAAATATAATATCAAAATAGTTTTAAATGATATTCACAATTTATTTTAAATTATAATTATATAATGGGCAGAGCTAATTCAGGATTTTACACAAAAAGACTAGGAGGAAATAATAGAATAACATCAGAATCTATTTATTTAGGTGCTACAAAGGGAAGAGGTTCTATTACAAGACGATTCTTACAACATAAAAGAAATCTTCATTCAGTTACAAAAAGGTCATTTAACCAATATACAATGGGAAGAGGATTAACTAGAAGAAATTATTTCTAACAAGCGGTAATAATTACAATAAAAGATAAAGTTTAAAATAAATTAATAATTTACAGTAATTTATTAATGACTGTTTATCTTGATCCAAAAGTATGGGGACCTCATTATTGGTTTTTTTTACACACATTAGCAATGACTTACCCACATCATCCAAATTCAGTTACTAAAAAAAAATATTATGAGTTTATCCAGAATCTCCCACTTTTTTTGCCAGTTCAGGAAATATCAACTGAATTTAGTAAGCTTATTGATAAATATCCTATTACACCTTATTTAGATAACAGAGATTCTTTTGTAAGATGGATGCATTTCATACATAATAAAATAAATGAAAAACTTGAAAAACCTCAAGTAACATTAAATGAATTCTTTGTGGAATATTATGAACAATATAAATCCCAAGATGATAAAATGAAATATTATTATAAGGTAAGAGAGAAGGTGATATATTTCGTAATATTAACATCTATTGTGGGTGCGATTTATTACCTATATGATAAATAATAAGTATTAGTAAATAACATAAATAAATCTACATCAAAGAATATGTATAATTATATTTATATAATATATATAATTATGACAAATAAATTAAATCACAAAAAGAGTGGAAAAGCAATCGCTTCTGGCGGGTTTGGATGTGTTTTTAGCCCATCATTAAAATGTAAAGGCACTTCAAAAAGGGAAAATAACAAAATTAGTAAATTAATGACAGAAAAGCATGCTATTGAAGAATATGAAGAAATAAATGCGATAAAAGATAAATTAAAGGATATTCCAAATTATAAAGACTTTTTTTTGGTTAGTGACGCGACTATTTGTAAGCCATCAAAATTATCGTCAAGTGATTTAAAAAATTTTACAAAAAAATGTTCAGCTTTGCCAAAAGATGATATTACAAAAAAAAATATTAATGACAAATTAGATAAAATTATGGCATTAAATATGCCTAATGGTGGGTTACCAGTAGATGATTATATTTATGATAATGGAGATTTTACTAAAATATACAATTTAAATAAATCACTTATAAATTTATTACTAAATGGGATTGTTCCGATGAATAAAAAAAACATATATCATTGTGATATAAAAGATTCGAATATATTAGTAGATGATTCTTCAAAAGACCATATACAAACCAGATTAATTGATTGGGGTTTAACTACTCAATATGTTCCCTTCAAAAATGAATCATTTCCAAAAACCTGGAGAAATAGACCTCTACAGTTTAATGTTCCATTTTCTGTGATAATTTTTACTGATGCGTTTGTTGAAAAATATACCAAGTTTATTGACGATAAAAATAAAATAGATAATATATCTTTAAAACCGTTTGTAATTAGTTATATACATTTTTGGATAAAAGAGAGAGGAACAGGACATTATAAATTCATTAACGAAATAATGTATATTTTATTTGGACATGAATTAACTACAATGGATGATTCAGGGAAAAAAACTGTTATAGAAAATGATTTTACAATTTCATATATTACTGAATATATAGTAGATATACTCATTCATTTTACCAAATTTAGGAGTGATGGTTCACTAGATTTGCGCGAATATTTAGATAATGTTTTCATAAATAATGTTGATATTTGGGGGTTTGTTATGTCATATTTTCCATTATTAGAATTGTTAAATAATAATCGTATTAAATTAAAGTCATTTGAGTTAGAAATATTTGAAAATATTCGAACATTATTTATTAAAATATTTACAACAAGAGTTGAAGTTATAGATGTAGATGAAGTTACTAAAGAATTACACAATATAGATAATATAATTGAAACAAGCATTAAACACAATTTTAAAAACGATAAATCATTAGCAAGTGGCTTGAAAATAAAATCTAAAGGACGAAGAATTAAGGGATTAACTGGCAAAACACATATACCAAAAACAACCAAGGTATCATTTAAGAGAGTTCCTAAATCTAGAACAAGAAAATTTAAAAAATTATTCTTGGTATCAGCAAAAATAAAATATAACAATAATGTATAATGAACAAGGATTTCTCTAAGCTTTGTACCCCAGCAAAACTTTATTTTGCTATAGCTGTTATTGCGGCTCTAATTGCTTTATTTAACAAAATTCACCTTATTGCTGTATTCATGAAATTAGTGTTTGCCTTTATTTGGACATACATTCTATCTTGGTTATGTATTCATGGATACAAATCACTCTCATGGTTCTTAGTATTGTTACCATATGTTATTATTTTACTAGCAGTTGTTGGTATTATGCATTTATCATCATCCCAAAGTTCTATGTTGAATACACTCAAGTTACAAGGAGCTTTCGGCAAAGAAAATTTTACAAATAAACATAAAGCAAGTATGGGAACAAAAATGCCTATGCCTGTTATGATGAAGAAATAAGAAGTTTATTAAATTTATTTTATATCTTTTACATATTAACATTGAATTTTTCTAAAAATACATCCAACGATATTGGATGCCACATCATAACTGTTTTTCCGTTATATTTATCTAATGTGATACTACATTCAGTATAAATTTTAAAAAATACATTATTTTTATCAGTTAATTCAGTATAAAATAAATATGCTTCACTCATTTGTTCATGACTCATTATTTCATCATATTTTTCTTCAAATAATGTATTACTAAAATCATCATCATTAAAATTATATATACTTATTCCAAAAATACTACCATTAGAATAAATGCCCATTTTTATAATAAATAGTTATACATTTATACTAGTTTATACTAGTTTATA